TGGCATGCATATGACAGATATTGCTTTGTTCAGCCTATCAAGCCTGAGGAGTCATTTATCTATAAGCCAATTGAGGAAGAGCCTCTTATGGGTATTATGCGATATCCAAATAAAGTTCTTATGGATGCAGGGATAAAAGCCGGAGATAAGGTATGCTTTAAGCCTGATAGCGAGTATGAATTTAATGTGGACGGAGAAAAGCTATACCGTATGTATGACCATCAAATTACAATCAAGTTATGAGCAGAGAGAAACAATTAAGGCTTAATATTATTGAGGCAGGCTACAGAGCTGTTGAGCAATTAATAAAGGTTGCTAAGGAAGATATCATCAAGCCTGACCCTGAGGATGACCTTTCGGCAGATAAACTAAAGAACGCTGCAGCATCAAAACGATTGGCTATATTTGATGCATTTGAGATTTTAAATAAAATTGAAGCTGAGAAAGCTACGCTAGAGGAGGTAAAAGATGAATCATCAAAACTTGACACAAAGCAGGGTTGGGCTGAGCGAAGAGCTAAATAGTCTATGCAGTATAGTCGATGACTATATTCCAAAGAATATTGTTTCTACAAAGAATAGGAACAGGACTTGGAGCTATGGGTATAACGACCAATACGATATTGTAGTTATATCAAAGACAGGGCAGATTGGAGATATTGTAAAGATATCGGGTCTTCATATTGCGTTACCACTAGCACCTAAGGAGTGTCTTCAAAGACACTCTAAAGCATCTGAGCAGTATTGGCAGAGAGAAGAACTACCTAGTCAACTTGGAAGAATACAATCAATATTTCAGTGGCATGAGATGCCTAAAGACTTTAAGGCTAGATATGTAGACTATATAGAGGAAGAGTTTGATAGGAGAGAGAATGGGCATTGGTTTATGAACAATGGAAGGCCCCACTATATCACAGGGGCTCACTACATGTATCTTCAATGGTCTAAGATTGACATCGGATATCCTGACTTTCGCGAAGCAAATAGAATACTATATATTTTTTGGGAGGCATGCAAGGCAGACCCTAGAAGCTTCGGTATGGTTTACTTAAAGATACGCCGTTCCGGTTTCTCATTCATGTCTTCTTCAGAGTGCGTGAATATTGGAACTCTTGCAAAAGATGCAAGGGTTGGAATATTATCTAAGACAGGTGCTGATGCTAAGAAGATGTTTACAGATAAGGTAGTACCAATCAATAGCAACCTACCTTTCTTCTTCAAGCCTGTTATGGATGGTATGGATAAGCCAAAGACAGAGCTTGCATACCGGGTGCCTGCATCAAAGATTACCAAGAAGAATATGTCTGACGTTGACAGCGATGAGATAGATGGCCTTGACACAACAATAGATTGGAAGAACACAGACGACAACAGCTATGATGGTGAGAAGCTGTTATTCCTAGCTCATGACGAGAGTGGAAAATGGATTAAACCAAATAACATTCTGAACAATTGGCGCGTAACTAAGACGTGTCTTCGTCTAGGTTCAAAAGTAATTGGCAAGTGTATGATGGGTTCTACATCTAACGCACTTGCTAAGGGTGGTCAGAACTTTAAGGACCTGTACGAGGACTCTAGGATATCTACCCGAAATGCAAACGGTCAGACTAAGTCAGGCCTATATGCTCTATTTATTCCAATGGAGTGGAATATGGAAGGCTTTATTGATATCTATGGTATGCCTGTTCTACGTAAACCTAGCAATCCTGTAAAAGGAATTGATGGGAATTGGATTATGAACGGAGCTATCGACTATTGGGAGGCTGAAGTTGAATCACTTAAAAATGACCCTGATGCACTTAATGAATACTATCGTCAGTTCCCGCGCACTGAGTCTCATGCTTTCCGTGATGAGTCAAAAGCAGCGCTGTTCAATCTTACTAAGATATACCAACAGATTGACTATAATGACACAATCATAAAAGAGCACTACATGACTAGAGGTTCCTTCAGTTGGAAGGATGGTATACGAGATAGTCAAGTTATATTCACTCCCGATAAGAGGGGGAGGTTCTTGGTATCTTGGACACCCGCTAAACATCTTCAGAACAATGTGTATGAGAAGCATGGTATAAAACATCCCGGCAATGACCATATGGGGGCATTTGGATGTGACTCCTACGATATCTCAGGCGTTGTTGTTGGACGAGGTTCAAATGGAGCGCTGCATGGCCTTACTAAGTTCCATATGGATGATGGCCCTGTAAATGAGTTCTTTCTAGAGTATATAGCTAGACCTCAGACTGCAGAGATATTCTTTGAAGAAGTGCTTATGGCCTGCGTATTCTATGGTATGCCAATCTTAATTGAGAACAACAAACCTCGATTACTTTATCACTTTAAGAACAGGGGGTACCGTGGATTCTGTATCAATCGTCCTGACAAAACATATAACAAACTATCTAAGACTGAGCGAGAGCTAGGTGGTATACCAAACTCATCTGAGGATGTAAAGCAGGCTCATGCAGCTGCTGTTGAGTCTTATATCGAGAAGTATATTGGACTTAACTCAGAGGGTGATATGGGCACAATGCCTTTCACTAGGACACTAGAGGATTGGGCTAAGTTTGATATTAGCGACCGAACAATGTTTGATGCCACAATTAGCTCAGGATTGGCTATAATGGCCTGTCAGAAGCACTTATATCAACCCGAGGTAAAAGAGTCAAAAATAAGCATTAAATTTGCTAGATATAATAATAAAGGGAATATTAGCTCCTTAGATACATGAAAGAAGTAATTGTAAACATATCATCTACGTCATTTCCGAGTCAATTCGCAACTGATGCAGAGAAAGAAACCCTTGAGTTTGGTCTCCAAGTTGGACAGGCCATCCAATATGAGTGGTTTAGAAAAGATGGTAACCAATGTAGATACTACAGTCAGTGGCGTGACTTTCACCGACTCCGTCTATATGCACGTGGAGAACAACCTATTCAGAAGTACAAGGATGAGCTTGCCGTTGATGGCGACCTTTCATATATCAATCTAGATTGGACTCCTGTTCCAATCATACCTAAGTTTGTTGACATTGTTGTCAATGGAATGTCAGACCGCTTATTCAAAGTTAAGGCGTATGCACAGGATGCAATGTCACAAGCAAAGCGTAGTAAGTATCAGGATATGATTGAGAGTCAGATGGTTGCAAAAGACCTTCTTACTAGTATCCAAGAGAACACAGGTGTAGACCCATTTGTAATGAAGCCTGATGAGCTTCCAAATAGCGATGAGGAACTATCGTTATACATGAACCTCAACTACAAGCCTGCAATTGAGATTGCAGAGGAGGAGGCTATCAATACAATTCTTGATGAGAATAGGTATAGCAATATTCGTAGTCAGTGTGACTATGACCTTATGTGCCTTGGTATTGCTGTCGAGAAGCACGAGTTTCTTCCCGGAGCAGGTATTCAGGTGTCATACGTAGACCCGGCAAACGTAGTCTATAGCTATACAGAAGACCCTTACTTCCGTGACTGTTTCTATTGGGGTGAGATTAAGACACTTCCAATTACCGAGCTTTACAAGATTGACCAATCTCTTACTAATGAAGATTTAGAGAAGATATCTAAATACAGTCAGAGTTGGTATGACTACTATAATGTAGCTCAGTTCTATGAAAATAATGTTTTTTACCGTGATACGTGTACTCTTCTATACTTTAACTATAAGACTACTAAAAAGATTGTATACAAGAAGAAAATTCTTGATAATGGAAATACTCGAATGATTGAAAAAGACGAGAACTTCAACCCTCCCGTGGAGATGATGGAAGAAGGTCGTTTTGAAAAAGTCGAGAAGATAATTGACGTTTGGTATGAAGGAATCATGGTTATGGGTACTAACATCCTGCTTAAGTGGGAGCTAGCTCAGAACATGGTTAGACCAAAGTCTGCTACTCAGCATGCACTACCAAACTATGTGGCTGTTGCGCCTCGTATGTACAAGGGTGTAATTGAGTCATTGGTACGTAGAATGATACCATTTGCTGACCTCATCCAATTGACGCACTTAAAGCTTCAGCAGGTTATATCGCGCGTTGTTCCGGATGGTGTATTTATTGACGCCGATGGTCTCAATGAGGTTGACCTTGGTACGGGCAATGCTTATAATCCTGAGGATGCATTAAGACTCTACTTCCAAACAGGTAGCGTTATTGGTCGTAGCTATACACAGGATGGGGACTTTAACAATGCTAGGGTTCCAATCCAAGAGCTCAATAGCAACTCAGGTGCTGCTAAGACTCAGATGCTTATTGCAAACTACAACCACTACCTTGACATGATTCGTGCGGTAACAGGTCTTAATGAGGCTAGAGATGGTTCTGACCCGGACCCACGTGCATTGATTGGCGTACAGAAACTTGCTGCATTAAATTCAAACACTGCTACACGTCATATACTTGATGGAAGCTTATATATGTTTAAGTCTATATCTGAAGCACTCACGTACAGAATTGCAGATATTCTTGAGTATGCTGACTTCAGGGATGATTTTGCCAATAAGATTGGTAAATATAATGTATCAATACTAGATGAAATTAAAGACCTATACATATATGATTTCGGAATTTTTATTGATATCTCTCCTGATGAAGAGGAAAAAGCACAACTCGAACAAAACATTCAAGTTGCTTTATCTAAGGGTGATATTAACCTTGAGGATGCGATTGATATACGCGAAATTAAAAATATCAAATTGGCTAACCAACTCCTCAAACTGAAACGAGTTAAGAAGGAGGAGAAGGCTCAACAGATGGCTATTCAGCAGCAGGCTATGCAGGCACAGCAGCAGATGCAGATTCAGCAGATGTCAGCTCAGGCTGCCATGGCTAAGATTCAGGCTGAGACTCAGTCAAAGATGCAGCTTAAGCAGGCAGAGGTGGCTTTTGATATTGAGAAAATGAAGAATGAAGCAATGCTCAAGCAGCAGTTGATGCAGTCAGAGTTCGAGATGCAGATGCAGCTTAAGGGTGTTGAAGAAGAGTCATTGAGTAATAGAGAGAAGGACCGTGAGGAAGCCAAGGCTAAACGTATTAGTCAGCAAAACAGCGAGCAATCTAAATTAATTAATCAGAGAAAGAACAATCTTCCTCCGATAAGCTTTGAGTCTAATGAGGATTCCCTTGATGGGTTTGATTTAGCCGAGTTTGAACCCCGCTAAAACAATAAAAAATAATATATAACTTTGTAAAAATTAAATCTAATGGAAATTAAAGTAAAAGAAGTATCAGGAATTGTCGAGAAGAGTCAAGCTCAGATAGAAGATGAATTACTACAGAAGCATGAGGAAAGTTTAAATACGCCTCCTGCTCCAATTGATGAGCCACCTATCGACACACCTCCAATTGACGAACCGCCAATTGAGACTCCTGAACTTAGAGAAGAAGACGTTCTTTCATATTTGGGTAAAAGATACAACAAGGAGATTAGCTCATTTGATGAGCTAATGGCTCAGCGTCAGGAGAACCAAGAGTTACCTGAGGATGTTGAGGCGTTCCTTAAGTATAAGAAAGAAACAGGGCGTGGTATCCAAGACTACTTGAAATTACAAGAAGACTTTGATTCCATGAACCCTGATACAATGTTGAAGCAATACTTCATGGCTACAGAGGTCGGTCTCGATGAGGAAGACATTGAAGCCATGATGGAAGAGTTTGCTTATGATGAGGACCTAGATGATGATTCTCATATTAAGAAAGCTAAGATTGCTAAGAAGAAGGCTATTGCTAAGGCCAAGGATTATTTCAACTCTCAAAAAGAGAAATATAAGCAACCTGTTGAGTCAATTGGAAGCAGAGTATCTGATGAAGAGAAGGAAGAGCTTGAGGCGTATAAACAATACATACAAAAGTCAAAGAGTCTGCAGGAAGAGCAAGAGCGTCAATCCTCTTGGTTTCAGAAGAAGACTGACGAG